ACATTAGGAGCCGCACGTTCTAATTCTTTTAAATTATGATAGCTAGGATAATGGCGCAAGCACCGACGAGCGTCCTCACGTATTTTTTTTGAAATACGTGGAGTCTTTTTTGGATCTAATAGACTTTCTAAAAACTCTTCAGTTCGCTGTATACTTCTAAATCTTTCGTCAGGTAGTGTCATTTAAAACTCAAATAGTGAATTGTTTAAAATAGGTGTAGTAGTTTCGACTTTTGGTTGTATTTCTTTTAATAATTCAAAATTAGATTCAACTTCTAAATGCTCGTCTGCTTTAGTGCTAGCGTTAACTGTTCTTTTACCTGTATAACCTCGTGTACCAGGTATCGATTGCCAGAATTTATCAAATTCGTCAACAATAGCATCGGCAGTACCTCGATCACTTGTTGCAAATATAGCATCTATAATATCCTTAGCATACATTCTGTCAAACTTTTCGTCAACTAACATTGATGGACATAGTCCTGCATCATATCGACGATTGGCTTCTTGTACAGCATTAATATGCATCCATACATTATGCCCCATCATGATAGCGTAAGTAAAACTATCCCACGATGTTTTTCCAACTTTACCATTCTTATTAACATCATTTGGACCATAGATACAAATCTTGTTAACTTCGACACCGTCCATTACTGGACTTGTAGTAAATGATTGAAAATGCTTATCTTGTACAACAACATCTTGAAATAAACGATTGTCGTTTTTGTATTTCTTATCATCTAAGCTGGGCAACATACGATACAGCCATTTTTCTCTATCTGTAATTTCTGTTTGCACATAAATTTGACCGTTAGCAGTTGCTAAGAAAGGACTAGCACAGTCGAAACTAATAGTAAAGTCACTATTATGATATTTCCTTACAGCTCTTTGTATATCTGTTAAGATTAATGCCCACTCAAGTTTACTAGTTCCTAAGAAGTGCATCCAGTCTTGTTCGCCTTTTTCAAGCAAACCATCAAAGCGTAATGCCACTAGACGTTTTAAAGTCAAGTGAATGTCACACATATTTTGTCCACCCATACCCCAACCATTAAAATGACGGCCTGGATATTGCTTTGGATCACAATATTTTTTCATGTGCTGATACCAACCTTCTGCATCGGTATGATTTTCACCTTGTAGTACATTTAAGAACTTACAATTACCATTACGATTGTTAATAAAGTAGTCATTATTAATAAATGTAGCCTGTACTGCTTCTGCGTATGTACTAATACCTGTTGCACGAGCACCTGCTGGACTACGTGATACCCAAGCTGGAACGTCAAGACACATACCGTAATCCATTAACGCATCCATCCAAGCTAACACTTGTGTGCGTTTTTTCATGGCTTTAGGGCAGTTGGGATCTTTCCAATCACCTTCCCATTTGCCTTTACCAATCTGGAATCCGCCTGAATCTCCTAACACCCAACTAGTTGCACGATTACGATTACGGAACATGTCTTCGCCTTCATCTTGTTTTGTAAGATCTAAGTTAGCATGACCTGCACTATACAAACAATGGTCGTAATAAAAAGCACCTTTGTCTGGTTCTAAGTAGTTAAGGCTTTCTACACCATTCTTAAAACTTGCAGGTATCCGAGCAGGATCGACGTAATTGCTATAACGTTGTTTTCCTATGTACGTGCTATAAAATCCTGATGTTGCCGGTAGGAAATATGCGTAATCGTTTTGTGTAGCTGTTAAATTTCTATTCATGTTATATCAAATGTTGTGCTAATACCATGCAACTTAACCACAACCACATAGTATTAAAACCTACTAATGTAGGTAAGAATTTTTTTCGACTAGCCCATATTAAAGTAGCACTAGTTACTAATGTCAGATAATAAAATTGCCAAATATCGATATGGAAAATTAATCCTGGAATAATAATAATTGCTTTAGCAGTCCAGGATAAAAATTCAATAATATTGTAATCTGTCCAGTAGTCTTTAGTAAACCACATCGAATAACAATCTTTAATTTTACTCCATTCGATGTGGGTGTATAATGCTACAATCATTAATGCCCACGCACCAGTTGCCCATATAATTTGATCAGTTGTCATTTTTACCCCAATTAATTTTTAGCCATGCTCTTTCTAACGCATATTGCCAGATAGCCAATACAATATGTATAGCAACGGCTTCGCCTAACCCTGTCCATAAGGCAGTGATAAGCAAAGCTGTAAATCTATAAGAAAGCGTTCGAACAATAGTTCGCTTGTGTGTTTCCATTACTTGCTTTGCGCTGGCAAGATATAGTCATATATTGCAATACCACTATCTACAGTAATATTCAATGCACCGGCATCTGCAATACGCATAATTTTATCACCAGTTAGGTTCAAAATACTTTGAACTTGTGTAACAGGCCAAGACCATGTTTGTTTGAGTTTTCCAGTAATACCTGATTGGAATACAAATGATCCTGCATGTGTGCTTGCATCACCAAAACTAATAATTAGATTACTGTTATCTGTACTAACTTTAAATGTACCTTCATCTGTATGCGCACTTGATTGGAATTTTAATCTTTGGATTGCTGAAATCGATGGACTAAATTCTATATCCCATTTAGCACCTTTAAATTTAACAGTTTTCATTACATCATTAATAACATTTTCGCTCATAAAACGATAATCGTTTTCAAAATCTCCAGTATTATTTGTAAAATGTAATCCTGTTACAAACGTTTCTTCGTCGCGTTCTTGTTTAACTACATTGATAGTAGCATTTTCTTTGTATTCTGGACACTTAAGGTGAATGTCTAGTTTATTTAAGTTAGGCATACCAAATGTGCCTTCTAAATCATCAACTGGATTGTGTGTTTTTGCGTTTAAAATAACACTACGGTCTTCAGCCATTGATTCAATAACTGTTTCTTTATCAGTGGCACTAATTTTAATTAAAGGTAAAAATCCTAAAGTATGTGTATGTGCTACTAGGTCTTGTAAAAAGTCTTTCATATGATTCTCCATGTTTGTTTATTATATAGGTTTTTCTGACAATGTCAAGGATTTTTCCTAACCTTTTTATTATATTCAATGGCCGATTCGACCAAAGTATGTGAAATTTGCAAAGTATCAGCATAATGTACAAATGCATTTGTGTCCTTGGGAAAACATGCACCTCCGAATCCTCTACTGCCATCTGGACCAGGAACCATCATGTGACTATTTCCAATACGAGTGTCATGTGTTAATATTTGTCGAACTAAATCGTAATCTGCACCGTTTAGTTTACACATATCGTATAATTGATTAAAGAATGCCACCTTAACACTTAAGAAACAATTAGTAGCATATTTGATCATACTAGCCTCTGTAATACTAGTATTAAACACTATTTTTAACTTAGGGCATGATTCTTGAAATACTGTTTGCCACATTCCTTCAGGATCATCACCTCCCATAACCATATAAGTTTGATTTTTAAAATCATCATTGGCTGTTACTGCACGTAAAAATTCTGGACTATAACAAATACTATGATTAGGAAAATTTTTTAATAATTGTTCTAAATAATTTGGTGGTACAGTACATTTGAGTAATACTGGAATATGTAAAGGCACATCTTTCATTATTTCATAAATTTGACTTACATCGCAATCTCCTGATGGTGTGCTTGGTGTACCGACACAAATAATAATACCGTCTGCGTACTTAAAATCTGAAATTTTGTTATTATTAATTTTTGGATCAATAATATGTAAAATATTGTTAGGCTCAATAGCATTTCCAACGGCCTTTCCAACAAATCCGTACCCTGCAATTATAATTTCTTTTTTCATATTAAAACTCGAATAAACTGTTAAATGTATTTTTTTCTTCTGTGCTAGTAATATCCCAATCAAGTACACCGATTAAGTTATCTAACTTATTATCAATAATGGTCTGTTCCATCTCAGCATGATCAAATGGTAAATCTTTGAACCACTGTGGTAATCTCAGTTCGTCTACTGGATAAGCAACTGATGTATAACCTAACGGATTAGGTTTGAGTTTACAAACAATAACCTTTGCACCGTCAGTAATACTCATAGAATATTTGTCACCATACATACGCTTTAGTGAATTCCAATTGATACTAGCACGAACATGCCCTGGCATGTTGGCTTTACCTGCCTTGGCTTCTTTAGCTTGATAGTCAGTAATGTTGTTAGCACGTTTAGGACTACCTTTTTCCCATCCAGGGCGCCCTTTAAACTTGATACGGAACTCACTAATATGATCTAGCACTTCTTGTTCGGGCTTACCCATTAAGACCATTTCAAGAACATCACTTAAGAAGTTTTGTATAAATTCAGGAGTATCGCTACGTTTAAGATCTAACCCCATTGCTTTGATCTTACCAGGCTTACCATCTATATCTGTACGTTTGCCTTCTTTGTCATAATACAATACAGCATATCGTTTCTTGGTAATAAACAAACTCTTACTACCGACAATTTCACGACCTGCTTTAATTACTTCACCACGACTCTTTGGACAGTGGAAATAATCTAACATAAACTGTGGGAATGTAGTGTTTACTTCTTCGCCGATTTGATCGTATAATGCAATTACAGTTTCTTTAGTCCAAGGAAGTTTACCTGCATCAATATCTTTTTGCAATGTACTGTAAGCACTAAAATAACAACTGTCAGTATCACCGTAAATAACAGCTTTACCTCTATAGTCATATTCACCGGTAATAATTTCGTTGACCTTACCGGCCATATGTTTAACAATTTGACGACCAGTTAATGTAGTGGATTGACCAATACGTTTATCAAAGAATCTACAACCGCTATTGAGAATAGCACCATATAAACTATTCAAGTTAATTTTCTTAACCAGCTGTCGCTTATCCCAATATTCTTCTTCTACTTTATTTCCGGCCTTAATAGCTTCTTTTAATTTGGCCTGCATTTCTTTACGTTCAGCATACCAACGCTTTAGTAGTCCAGGAATAATACCTTCTTTTTCATAAGTGAATATAGTACCGTTGGCGCTGAGCATCCAAGGCTGATTACTTTCATAAATTAGTCTATATACTTCGGCAGCACTTAGGATATCAGTGTCTCCGTTTTCCCAATCGATAGTAATATCTGTGCCGATTTCTTGATTCATTACCGCAGTATATTCTAACGAACCGAATATACCTTCCCATGCGGCCGCAAATGATTTATTTTTAGCCATCTGTGCTTCAATATATTCGTCTGTTTTAGTTTGACGTAATTGTCCAATAATAGTTTCTGGACCCATGTTAAGTGCTCTAATAGCACTAGGATACAGTGAGTTAATATCTAATGAACCAATCCAATCGTGAATACCTTCTTTAGGATATGCAACATACGCACCTGCGGCCGCAGTATTTTCTTCTCTGTCATCTTTCTTAATACGATTAGGAACTTGAAAACCTCTGCGATGTGCTTCGTTAATAATAGCTTGTTCGGTTACAGCTACAGCACCCATCGTTGTCTGTAGCAATACTGTATTTTCATGTGCCAATGTATTGGCAAGATCCATGAATTTTAATTTCTTATCTAGATCATCGAGTAGTTTACAGTCATTGATGTTGTATTCAACAAATGTTCTAAAGTCATTGTTATATAACTGATCTAGTGTGCCTTCGTATTGCGTTTTGCGTTGGCCCAACTCGTGTTCGGCAATAGCATCTAGTCGATAACTATGACGTTCTTCATATGTATACTTACGATATAGTTCAAGATAGTCCAAATGTACACGACCTATATAATCATAAGTTGTTGCTGTACGACCGTATTTTTCATATTCACGTTTTTTAGGCAGTTGATCAAACAAACAAAAACGTCTTGTATCTTCTTTGCTTAACGCCTTAATAACACGATTAGTGGTATATGGTACGTCAAAACCTTCCGAGTTCCAACCACTTAAGATATCCGCATCTTTGATTAGGTCTAAAAACATGTCCAATAAATCTGCTTCGTTATCAAACAAATATGTATTAGGAAAGTCTTTGACCATTTCCTTGGCTTCTGCCATTTTAAGTTTTTTAGGAGGAATAGCTAAACATACCATAGTCTCTAACCATTGCAGGTAGACAGCAATCGCAGTAATTGGCATGAACGCATCGTCTGGACTTGCGTAGCCACGTTCTGGATCAAAGTCTACCTCAATATCGAAAAATGCTACATTTAGTTTTGGAGCATCTTGATTTAAGTAGTGTTCGCTTAGTGTTACAAAGATAGGATTAATGTCAGACTCATATAAAGTCTTACCGCTATTAATAGCTTGTTCTTTGCGTAGTTCTTTTGTGTTTTTACAAACGATACGTGTGAGCGGTTCACTGTAGATTGAAGTAAATTTCCCTCGGGGATCTTTTACATAAAATGTATGACGTACAGGAATATCTCTAAATTCTCTCTCGCCATTTTTGTTGCGTTCAACCACTTTAACAATATCATTCTCGCGGTCAAACCATGCGTCTACATAAGACATAAATTTCTTCTCCATGCAATTTAGGGCTTGCAAATACCTTTATGCGGTTTATTGGCCCGCTAGCCTTCTATAGCAATACTTATTAGATACGTTTTGTAATATCCAAAATTGCTTCAATTTCTTCCCAGTCTTCGTTGTATGAAGACCAATCGCCTTTATGTGCAATCTTAATAGCTTTGTTAATAACACTGGGTTTAATTTGTAATTCTTCTGCAACTGCTTTAACAGTTTCTTTTAAGCCTTCTTGCAAATCTTCTACTTCACGTAAAACTGTAGAACCTTCGCTAATTAATCTTTCTAATTTTGCCTTTTCTTCGGGACCATAACTACGACCTGACATAATATCTCCTTAACTATATTGCCTATTATACAATATTTATTTTATAAAAGCAACATATTTTTATTTAAATTTAGGCCCAGTTAACCAAATAACTAAACTTTTTCTAATACCTTTTGTAATTGGTGTAACTCGATGTATTAAAAAACTTGGAAATAATAATAAAGATCCTTTTTTTAGAGTTGGCTTTATAGTTCTATTATCACCACAGACATTAAATTCAAAATCTCCACCTTTAAAATCTATACCTGGTTCGTTTAACAGTAGTGTTACTGAAAGTTTTCTATTTTCTATCCAAGCTTTTTCCATTTCTCCTAGACCCATGTCTATATGAAAATCGTATCTTCCATTTTTAGAAGAATCATAAGTTGAATATTGAATAAAATCATAACCGTTGATATCAAAATTAAAATATTTTTCATTCATGTAATCTAACGCATTATTAAATCTTTCAAAAATCCATTTATTATCATTTGACGGATTTATAAAATTTAAATCACTGATTCTAATATTTCCTTCATCTATTCCGGGTTGTAAATTTAATTTGTCTACATAATTATTAATATGGTCTAATTCTTCTTTAGAAAATATTGTATCATCGGATGCGTATATTGGTAAATTCCGCAATCTTTGATATGTATTATTTGATATTTTTTTGTACATACATTAATTATCTGTACACGATACTACTGTTGATATTTTAGAGGTGAAAATGGCAGAACTAAGTCTGCCATATAATTAGCCTCGAGCTATTTTTAACCAGCGAGAAAGCTCGTCTGATTCTTTAACACTGGATGTTGCATCTAAATGTTGTTGATCCATACCAGTTTGTAATCCACTTGCACCTAATGCTTTGTCAAGAGCTACTTGTGCTCTTGATAGTGCTTGACTGTGACCGTCATTATCTTCGGAATCGTTATCTGCAATATCTCGCATTAAATCTTGAATTTGTTTAATTAATGCAGAATTATCTGTTGTAGGTGCAGGTGCTGTTGGTTTTGCAGGTGTATGACTTACATTTGGAATAGTAGAACCAGTTGGTGCTGCCGATGCATGTGCTGGCTCATCTTTTTCGCCAGTGAAGAAATCTGCAACATTTTTTCCTAATTTTGCGCCAATATCGTGTCCTGCCGCTCCACCACTGATTGCTCCTATAGCCGCTCCAGCAGGACCAGCAAGTGCACCTGTTGCTCCGCCTAATGCGCCTAATCCGGCAGCACCTAATCCGCCACCGATTGCTTGCCCCCAATTGCGAGCAGAGCCAGTCCACTTTTCATTAGCCGCTTCTGCTACATATCCAAAACTTTCAATTAATTCTTTAGAAATGTTTACACTTTCTTCCCAGTTAGCGTCCGTATCTTTCATACCGAAATTCTTAGGAATTTGATATGCTTGATTAACACCATGTTTAGCACCCCATTTAGCTGAATTAGGATTACCAAACGCGGCACCTCCAGCAGTATTTCCCCAATCGTTGCCGCCTGACCCAGAATCAAATGTTCCAAAAATTTTATCAACAACAGCTTTAAATCTTGGATCTTTCATGGCTGTTTGTGTTTCTGGACCCATACGTCCATCTGCACCGTATTTAGGTAATGCTTTAGGATCTATTGCTAAAATAGCATTTTGTAATGCTTTTATTTTTGGATCAACTGGCGATAATTTTTTAGTTGTGTTATCGATAGTTGTATTGGTTTTAGAAGCACCTGCACCACTTCCAGATTTTTCTAATTGACCAACTAAATCATTTAGTTGTGCAATTTTGATAGAATAGTCATCTCCTTTTGGTGCAACTTTATCTGCAACAGGTGCATCAGGAACTTTAGCTTTATTTGCTTGAACATCGGGTGTTTTTAATTTTGATAGATCGACTTTAGTTCCTTGATCCATTGACATACCAAGAAACTTATTTTTAATTTGTTCACCTGCACCTGTTGAAGCTAATGCCTTTGCTAAATCTGGAGCATAGCGTTGTATCCAATCGCTTGGCATAATTTTTGGTATTGGGGTACCACCGGCTTCTCTTGCACTTGCTACATCCATATACTTAACCATACCGTCTTTGCTATCAATAAATGCAGGTGCACTTGTATTATCAGTATATTTTTTAATTGTGTCGATGTCTTGTGATCCACCAGCTGTGTTAGGAATCATTGCTCCAGCATCTATTGCATCCAACTTTTCCATTAAATCTTTTAAGTTCATTTTACTATCCTTTATTCCTTAGGTACACAGTTAGGAACCGTACGTCCGCCTTTTTTCTTAGTGCCTACTGGATGATACCCTTTCCAGCACGGGTTTGAATTTTTTAGTGTGCGTTTTTTTGCGTTGGCTTCTTTGATTGGATTAGGTTCTTGAGATTTTTTTTCTTGTTTGGCCTTCCATTCTTTTTCAAATTCTGCTTTGGCCTGTTTGGCACGTTCTAAACTAGCTGTAGATTTTGCCTTTTCACGATCCCATGCACGACTTAATTTTACTTGTGCTGATTGGCCTTCATCTAAGTCGTTTGCAATAGCTTTTTTTATAATGTTAACAACATTAGGATTTGCTTTTAGCTGATGTAGTGTATGCTCGGCATGAGCTTTATCTTTGAATCCGCCTTGTACTACTGCCCATGTTGGTGTACCAAAAAATTCGCCGTGGGGATACCATATCTCTGATTTTCCAGTATCTGTACGATCTACAACTTTTAATTTAGTTGGATCTATTTTTTCTTGGCTATGTTTATTTGCTTGAGTTGCTGCCATCATTTGTTTATGTGATTGAGCCGCCGCTCTGTTTGCGGGATTAGGTTCTTGACCAATCATATCTCTTAACAAATCAGCCCAACTCCAACCTTCCATTTCTGGATCGTGAAATTTTTCATCAAACCATTGGGTAACTTCGTCTAAATCTTCTTCTACAAAATACTTTGGAATAAAACCTTTTTTCTCGGCAATATCAATCATGTAACTTAGCAATGTATTGTCACTTGCATTTGCAAAGTGTTCCTTAGTATCAGGATCCATTTTTTTAAGAATATCCATACCAAACTTAAATGCATGTTTATAACCAGGCATATTATCAAAAGTCATTGTGGTATTTGGATCGTATGACTGCGGTTTTGCATCTTGACGATTGCTCATCGATTTATTCATAAAGTTTAAAAACTTAGGATCATGCGCTTCATTAGACATAAGTCCTGGACCTCCCGGTCCTGGAGTAAAGCCGATAGTATGCCCTGGAATCTCGTGTTCTTTAACTTTTTTATGCTTCATAGCATTACTAAGTTGTTTAGTACCAGTATCTGCTTTGTTAAACTCTTTAGCAACTGATTGTTTGATACCTAACTTTTTAGCAAACTTAGGATCGTGTGCGGCAGCAGCCATAGTACGTGCTTGTTTTTCGCTTGTACTTTTTTCACTAATAACTTCGCGGCCTTCTTTCATTAATACACGTTCGGCAATAACACTTGCATACTGATTCATGAGTTGACGTTTATGAGCTTGCTCTTCTATATGCTCTTGGTTGACTTCTTGAAAAAATTTATTAAGGAGTGAAGGTTTACGTTCTACAACCGGAGCAGGTTCTTTTTGTTGATAGTGTTGCATTGCCATTTGTACTGGCAAACTAACTTTATGAGGATTAGCTCCTTCAGTAACAACTTGAAGGAACTTTTTCATATCATTTGCGCCTTCTACAGGATTAGTAGAGGCATTATCTATCGCCTGTAGTATGCGCTTCATGTCCATGGTATTATCCTAATAGGCGTTGTGTCAATGCACGGATTTGATCGACTTCGCGTGATTCGACAATTGTTGGTTTTTCAGCACGAGTTAATCGTTGCAATTGATTTTGCATACGAGTAAACTCTGTAGATTCTTTAACAGTTTCTTTTTTCTTGTCAGCAACTGCTTTCTTCATTGACTCTTTTTTGTTACCGTCTTTGTCCATGTCTAGAAAATCTGGTTTAGCAGCCTTTGCTTTTTCTGCAACATAAGCAGTAGTTTCTTTAATGTTTTTCCACATAGCGGCTGCGGCTACTTTTTCGCCTTTCTCTTTGCTACCGTATTCTTTAGCGGCTTTAGCGGCTAGTCCTTTAAAACCTTTACCTGGCTTACCAATGTCACCACCTGCTTTAGCTTTCTTAACTACAACAGACTTCTTAGCGGCACTTAGTCCTACGCTTGGTTTACCTTCTTTTAAACTTTCGTCTATGCCTAGATGATAAGCCAATCTATCAGCAATAAATTCACCAGCGTCAGCATCATAGTTTCTTATTTCACCATTGGTAAAGTAATAATCCCATAAAGCGTCTTGGAGATCACGATCTAATTCGCCGCCTTGTTTGAAATGCTCCACTTCTTTGGGATAATGACTCAACAGTCGATCTAAATTTTCGCTGATGCGTTGTTTTGTGCTTTCGTCATACTTGTTATACTTGGCTTTAACTGGCTCCAAACTCTTGCCTTCTTTACCAGCTTTGGCTAGAGCCTTCATGCCTTCCTTGCCGTATTTCATAACACCTTTAGCGGCACGACTCATTGTCTTATCAGTGGATTCGTGCATGCATGAACATTTTTCCATCATCATACCGCACTCATTGCATTTTTGTCCTTCGTCCATTTTGCCAGCTTTTTTAGCGGCACGGATTCGGCTACCTAAGTATTCATCTTTTCCACTTTCAATTTTGCCATCTTTGTCGTAGTCTTTCTTTGCCATCTTACTTTTGGCTTCCATCATCATAACACCACACTCATACATTTGACCATTATTTAAATGTGGATGAGTATGACAGCATTCTCCCATAGCACCGTGAGTAATAGTACCACCGCATGACTCACATGCTTCTTTATGATGCATAGCTAGTTCTAAATTACCTGATTTGTGATGTTTAGCATATTCACATGCATGATGATGAGCCATTTGTGCTGGACTCATTTTAGCTTCATTTGTAGTAGTCTTGCCATCTTTATGGATAGTCTGCTTGCCTGGATTGGCCTTACCCCATGCTTTGGATTCTTTCTCGTCAGCTTTATCCATTGCACGTTCACCTGCTTTGTCGGCGCTAGAACGAGCTTTAGCATGTGACTTTGTACGGTCTTTACTTGCATCATATGGCTCGTCGCTGAAACGATCTGTATTACCTTTATGAGTGATTGTACTACCTTTTTTAGTAGTTGTGCCACCGGTGCTACTACGTTTTTCGTAATCGCCATTTGCATCGTCTTTTGTTTTTTTCCAATCAAACGCATTTTCTGAAACTTTATCAGCATGTGCCTTTTTAAGTTCTTTAACTTTAGCTTTAGCCTCTAATAACCAACCTTTAAGTGCTTGTTTGCGACTTTCATTCATTGGCATTGTTTCTAGCTGATCACTATACTCACCAATTTTCTTTTCGTAAGCCATATAGTGATAAACACTAGCAATGTTAGTAGCAGCCATAGTAATTTTAGCTTGTACCCATGCTTCTAATTGTTCATCATCAGAAATATGATCTTGTAGACTAGTTGCATATGATGCTAATTTAATTAGCTCTTGCTTGGCCATTGCGCCTTCTTGATCTCCGTGATCTGTTATAGGTTCTTCTGCGCCTATATCAGGTGTTTCTGCACCCATATCTTGATCCATTTCTGTATCCATATTGTCTAAATTTGCTGGCATGAGTATACTCCGTTATTCTTCATATATTTAGCGTCTTTTGATGACTTGTGCTTCGTTCTTAGGACCGCCAAACAAGCTAGTTCCTTTAATATCTAATCCGTTTTTAGCTGTTCCGTCGCTATTTTTAGGTTGTACTACTTTAGGTTGTGGTGGCGCTTTCGTTCCAGAACCTGTACCTGGACTACCTGTATAACTTCTTTTACCACGTGCCTTACCTGGACTTAGTTGCGGAGCATCTACTGTACCAATGTTGGCGGCACTTGTAGCACCTGCTGTAGCAGTTTCTTTAATATTTTTCTTTTTCTTTTTAGCGATAGCAATAGCGGCCTGTTGTGCGGCATTGGCAGCTTCCGCCACACCTTGTTTCAATCTATGTTTAATACTATTAATACGCTGTGCTAGACTGTGATGTTTAGTATACACACTATGATCATCGCTGTATTGATAGTTAGGATCAAATTGAGCTTCTAAATGTCCTAATTCTTGTTCTAAATGAAAACGTTCTTCTGAGCTTAATTCTCGAGAAACATGCGCAGGAGCATTAGCTCGTTGTGCTATCATATCTTGTGTGCGCTGGCGCTCTTCATCAGGAGTACCGCGAACGCGGTGTTTAATTCCTTTATCTTTAAGAAATGATTTAAAATCATCGCCTAAACTTTCGCCGATTAATTCTCTTAATTTCATTTTTTAATTCCTCTAAATCCTGCACCAACAGCACGTTCGCCATTCATAAACTTGGGTAAACTAAACCACAACTTGAACCATTCTTCAGTTCCAGGCTTGATGTTTTGCTCACGCATGATCTTTGCTTTCTCTGTACCAGTTATACTGATATTACTTCCGCCATAAGGTTGTAAGCCCTTAAATTCATTAATACCTGCTAACTTCTTAAGACGTGCTATTTCATCCATTATTTAAGACTCGCTCTCAACATCCAACTGTGCTTTTTATGTGCATCTTGACGATCTGCTAAGAAGTTACTTAGACCGTGATCACCGGCAGCTTCGGCCATATCAAATGTAATACGGAAAATTTCTGCCATTTTATCGCTGTCTGCTAACAATTCTTTTAACATATCGCTCCACTCTAATACAGCATTTTCATCATTAACTGTTGTCAACATACTGAATTTTTGCAAACTAGCTGGAGTGTAAATTTGTAAAGCACGTAAATGTTCTGCAAATGTATCAATACTTCCATATACTTCTGTATAAATGCGTTCAAACAGTTCATGCAACTGAGAAAATAAAGGACCTTCTACATTCCAGTGAAAATTATGACTCTTAAGATAAAAACTAAATTCACTAGCAAATGCAGTTTTTAATGCAAGATGATATTTGTTATGTTCCATTTTATATACCGTACTTGTTCTTTTTAGGTTTAGCTACAGGACTAGTTTTATTGCCACCCTCTGGTTCTTGGCTCTTTTTCCAGGGTAGTACTTCGTGATCTTCTGTAGGGATAACTTTTTTAGCATCTTTAAACATATTGTGTTCTACTTCACTAAACGGATGTTGTGTCCAATATGGTCCCATCCAGCTTTCGTGCGGAACATCCTTAGGTATATTACCGTTTCCATCCATAGTTCCAACTACAATACCCATGCGCATTTGATGATAGCTAGGATAGTAGCCTCCTGGATCACGAACTTTTCGTGTGCCCTGCGCCGCAGATGCATGATTTTCGTGGTGTTTACCAGTATGTTCGATAATAAATTCTTTAGCTCGCATTATATTCCAAATCTATTTTTCTTAGGTTTAGCAACTGGACTTATAACATTAAGACCTTCGTCGTGTTCGTAACTAGGTCCGTTACTAAGATTTGTAATAGAACCTGCACCCATAGATTTAGCTGCCGCTTTAACTTTTTCGACATCTGCATCACTAAACGGTGAAATTAAAGGGTCACCGCTCATTGCACCCGCTCGAGGCATGTCAGGATTGCCCATAGCCATACCAAAACGATACTGCATATAAGGACTACCGTTGGCTTTATTCATACTAATATTAGGCACACTCATAGCATTATGCAGACCTGATATAAGATGAGGATGGAATTTTTCACCCTTACCTGCATAAGGTACATCGCCTTCATCTAATTTCTTTCGCATAAATTCTTGTGCTCTCATTTCTCGTATTATCCTATTACTTTCTTTTATATTTAGCGGTTCTTCGGTGGGCTGTTGTTTAGGGGAAATGCCCATACCTCGACGAGTAACATTCATTAAATGTTCAATCCAGGCAGGAGATAATTTAGTAGCACCAAAATTTCCACCATTAAACGCATCGTTCCATATGGCAAATGCTTGTTCTGGACTATCAATCTTTATACTGTTTCTTAATTGTGTAAAACTTACTCCGGTTCCTCGAGGAGTTGGTTCTAATTTAACATCAACATGTTCGTATCCTTGGAATTTATTAACAGCATTCATCAACGCATTAGCAATACTCATACCTTTTTGATCTTCTCCTACCATAATGATAATATTATCATATCTAGGAGGTTTTCCTGGACGAGGTTGTATTAGTTCATGCTTGATTTTTAAAGTTAGTGTTCCACCTTGTTCTGTAACTGCACTGATATTTTTAGCATATTGCGGATATAACATATGCCATGTTTTAACTTTATCTGCAACTGGAATAGGATCATTTTTACCTACAGCATTTCCAATGAACAAATAAGGATCTCCGCCTACTTCTTTAGCCTTATTGATTGCATAATTAAATAGTTCTTGATGTCCTTTATGTCCAGCAAAACTACCAATCGCAACTACCGCAGTTTTGCCATCGGTTTTTGTTCCTACTGCTAGTCTTCTTTGTTGCGCGGCTTGCTTTGCTGCCATTTTCTCGGCTGTTTTGGTAGCAACTACATCCTTAAACATATCTGTAGTTACTTTGACAGGACCGTTACGGCTATTAAGAATAATACCTTCATAATCTTGGCCTAGCATATCTCTACCAACAATATTAGGATGTGATATTATCATATCAGCCAATTTTTCTTTCATTGGTTGAATTACTGTGTTGGCTTCTTGTTTAGCCGCACGTTTATTGCTTAAAAGCATATCTCTTAGTGCGCCAAGATTTGCTAAAGGATCAATAACACCTGATGCATCAATATCACCATTTGTGGTTAAACTATTATCGATAAACATAGTTGAACCTATTTGTTTTAATGATTTTAATGTTTTTACAATATCATCTTCATTCGGATGTTGTTCACCTGTACTAGAAACTTGAACAGTGAATGGAACTAGTGCTAATTCAACACCTTGCGGTAATTTATTATATTTGACACTAACAAATTTAAGTTTACCATCGATTTCTTCTGCCATTGGTACATATAAAACTTCTACATGAACTTTAACATCTTTTAAAAAATCTGGTCCTAATTTGCTATCGATATCTGCAATAGTTTGAATTACTTGGTCATACAGTCTATCGTATTTTTGAGCACGATCTAATTGCCAAGGATCAGTGATACCTTGCTCTTGTGCCCATGCCATACTTGCACCTGGTTCAAATATTGGACCTAATTTTTGAGGTTCGTAAAAAGGTCTTCCTGATGCATCTTTACCAAAACGCCCACCTAACCCATCGACTTTGACATTCATAGGAATGTTCCCTAAGTTAAGTCTATCGTTACTATCTTTTAATTCATCTAACAAATCTAAAAAGTCAATGTCTTTCATTTTTTGTAAATGAACTGCACCTTTACGTTTACTTTGAACTACACCGTCTTCATTTAGTGATTCACTTACTCTTTTATAGTTACTATAATAAGTTTGCGTCAATTGATTTAAATCTGCAGGTTCGGGTAGTTGCAATGCGGATAACATTTTATCTACGGCAGCTTTCTTTTCAGCGGCATCTCTATTAGGGTCGTTTTTATATAATCCTTGAGCACCTGGTCCATACAATTTAACTAAGAATCCTTTTAAAACGGTTTCCTTTTCTTCAGGTTGCAGTACAGCATTCATTATTTCTAATATACCGACAAACGACCAAAATTTAGGTACTAGTTTTTTTATTTGTCTATGATTAATCCTATCGCCAAACAATGTAGTTAAAATTCCGGAAACATCGTTATTATATCCACTTGGTGGTAATGCTTTCATTACAGGTAATCCATGTTTTACCATGGGCGCATTTGTAGCAGGATCTATCACAGGAGTATACTTAGGACGTAAACCACCACCTTCTTTTGAACTAACTGCAAAACTAAACATATTATCACGAACTGGTGCTTTGCCTTTAGTCGTATAAAATTCTTTGTTGCTAAGTGATGCTAGTGCTTGTATAATCCATTTATGGAATACACCTTTAATTCCGTGCTGTAAATCTTCCCAAGCACTTGAGTGACTAAATTTAGCCCAATCAGTTGGTTTGTTGTCTTTATAGTCGACAAATTCTAAATCAATTTGAACTTTAATAGGAGGATTTTGAAACTCCCATAAACTAAGATATTGTTCATTACCTCGATCAAATCCTAAGAATTTTGCACCTGCAATACTTTTACCTTGTATTGCTGTTAAGAATTGTTGTACTTGGGGTGCTAAGTCTTTATTAACTTGTGTATCTATATCACCGACTTTAGGTTTAATACGAACAAATTCTTCATCTGATATGTTTGTATTAAAAAAATGTAAACTGCTACCGCTTAAAAATTCCTGACTTTGTAATAACTCAGGACTCCACAAATTTTGTTTGCTATGTTTTTTAAATGCAGTATTAATTCCTAATAGCAATTTATTAAAAACAGGCAATACAAATCCACGATTGTGCACTTGTAAATCTATAGTATCGGCAGTTGCTCCGCCGATAGTAGCATTTCCACCTTCCTTTAGTACAGGATTAATGCGACTAAAAAGCTCGCGTAGTAACATTATTAATCCTTGTACTTGCCGTCTTTGATATCTTTTATAACTTCGTGATGCATTTTATTGCATACACGTTCGCATAAATCTTCTTCTAAATTATCTGGTAATTCCTTAATAGGAAATTTACGAATATATGCTTTATAACTACTTTCGACAGCAGGCTTAAAAAAGTTTAAATTAGTAGGTTTTTTAGATTCAATTCTGTCAATACATTTTGCAATGCTTGGATATGTTAAACGGCGATATATGTCATCATCTTGATGCATGAAATGTATTAAATCTTCGACTAAGTCAAAGTTTATATCTCGTTTATGTCCATCATGATGCACAAAATCTTTTTCATGGAAAAATTTGCCTTCTAATAATTCTTTTATTCGCATTTTGTATCTCGGTTAGTAAAGTCGGCAGAAAACTCTGCGGTTAGAGTATTTATCGCTTTTACCAGAACTTATTTTTTAACTATGCGTTCTACTTTACTAATGCTACCGCCCAAATGCATTTTAGCTAGCAATAAGTTATTGTCACCAGTGATATAGAAGTGCGTACCGCCCCAACTGCGTGGGCGTTGTAGTTCTCGGATGCAACTTTTTGTTAATTTGCATTTTTTATTCGTATCAGCCCATGCTATAAATGCGCTATGTTCTTGTACAGTTTTGCCCAACGTAACACGATAATCATAGTCCATTTTAGGCATGATTATCGTGCCCTCTTGTAAATTTGCACCAGTTTCAGGCTCGCAGACATATTTTACATGGTCTGGATTAATTTTAACTAATTTCTTAATAAGAGATTGATTATTAGTGTAGATACTAATCCAAGGACTTTCGACACGAACATCTATAGCCGATTCGTGCATTAGCTCTGTAGCAAGTTTGATACCGTAGCCGGTATCATCCTTGTTTTTTGTAAATTCGACCTTTTTTAATGTAGCTATTGCGGCTGGCATGTCTCTTGAACGAAATAAATGCGAGTTGGCACAAGTCAGTACAATTTTGTACTGATAAATGCCTCGAAATAAACTCCTTGTAGTCTTATGCTCCATTTTCTTGTGATTCAATAATAATAATATCTGAGTTATCTTCAATTGTTGGACTTGCTAACAACGGCATTTTAATATCTTGTGTAGCAGTTAATACCAATGCATCGTTAGCAACATTAATGCTTAACAGCCCACCATTCTTTAAATCACCGAATAACATCATACGAGCCATACTACGTTTAATTTCTTTATCAATAATACGTTGTAATGGACGAGCACCCATTTTACTATCGAATCCTTTAGTAATTAACCAATCAGTACTTTCCTTATCTATTTTGACAAGGATGCCTTTATCTTTAACTTGAGCACGGAGTTCGTCGATGAATTTGATAACAATCTTAGTCATAGTTTCTTTACTAAGTTTATTAAACGTAATAATGCCATCTAAACGATTACGAAATTCAGGAGTTAAAAACTTCTTCAAGTCTTTATCACTATAATCTTTTTCTTGACCACCGAATCCGATTGCATTCTTTTCGGCACTTTCTGCCCCAGCGTTAGTAGTAAGAATAAGAATTAAATTGCGACAATCTGCTTTCTTACCATTTGAACCGGTAATAAATCCATTGTCCATTACTTGTAACAATACAGTCATTACATCTGGGTGTGCTTTTTCAATTTCGTCTAACAACAATACAGCGTTAGGCGATTCTTGAATACTAGTAATCAACTGTCCGGCATTTTCTTCGAACCCAACATATCCTGGAGGGCTACCGATTAATTTGCTAATACTGTGTTTTTCTTGATATTCACTCATATCATAACGAAGCAATTTAACACCTAGGTGTTTAGCAAGAGATTTTGCAGTTTCAGTCTTACCTGTACCAGTTGGACCCATGAATACAAATGATCCAATAGGTTTATTTTCACTTTTAAGTCCTGCTTGGGCAACAACAATTTTATCTACAACTTCTACAAGGGCAAGTTCTTGTCCATAAACTTCTGATTGCAAATTTTCTTGTAGCGTAGCAAGATTGTTTGATTCAGTTTCCATGATCTTTTCTTCAGGCATCTGGATCATCTTAGCAAGTTCATATTGAATTTCATGTTCGCCGATAATTCTTTCATCTGCAAGTTTCAAATTAAAACGGCTACATGCTACATCGATTAAGTCAATAGCCTTATCAGGCAACTTTTTATCTGTTTGATACTTAACACTTAACTTAATAGCGGCATCGATTGCATCATCACGAATCTTAACACTATGGAAACCTTCGTAGTATTTCTTAATACCTTTAAGTATCTGCTTCGTAACTTCCATAGTAGGCTCGTCAACAGTAATGCGTTGGAAACGACGCATCAAAGCACGATCCTTTTCAAAATGTTTACGATATTCTTCCCATGTAGTTGAAGCTACGACTTTAATATTGCCTTTGCTTAATGCAGGCTTCATCATGTTAGCAAGATCGTTAGCAGAGTTGCTTGCTGAACCAGCACCGCTAATCATGTGTGCTTCATCAATAAACAATACAGTCTTGCCTTTCTTTTGAAGAGCCTTAACGACTTGTTTAAAACGTTCTTCAAAGTCGCCGCGATATTTAGATCCGGCAAGCATGGCACTAATATCTAAACTATAAACTTTATAATCTTTAAGGAATTCCGGAACAGCACCATTAACAATATTGTAAGCAAGTCCTTCTGCTATAGCAGTCTTACCTACACCAGGATCGCCTACTAAAATTACATTGTTTTTACTACGACGACCTAATGCTAGTGCAACATTTTCTAATTCGTCAATACGACCGATAACAGGATCGACTTTTTGTTTTGTTACTTCATCATTAAGATTAGTAGTAAATGCCTTTAATGCACGATTACCTTGATGATCTGCTGGACCTTCTTCGTCAACTTCTTCGACATTATTGTTTAGATAATCAGCAAATTTATCTTTATCAATGCCTGCTTTTTGTATATAATAATTTGCCCAGCTACGTTTTTCACCGATCATAGCGAGAAACACATCTGTTGGTTCAATCTTTTGTCGTCCATTGAACAATACTTGTGTAAATGCACGATTAAGTACACGTTCAACTGCTTGTGTCTTTTTAGGTTTAACTACAACATCAGGAATAGTAATTTCCTGACATTTGTTTTGCAAGTAGTCTGTTAACTCTGCTTTTAAATTGTCACTACTTGCACCGAATCCTGTAATGGCTCCGGCAAATTGTTCATCGGCTAACATAGCAAACAATAAATGTTCTATGGTTAGATATTCGTGATGCATTTTTTTAGCAGTATCGATTGCTCGTTCAAATACCACTTGTAAGTTATCACTGGGTTCAACCATCATTTTTTCCTTTTCTTTAGTTGTTTTTTTCTAGCTATTGATAGTCTCAAAGGACTAATATTATCAGTAAAGCATACACCGTTTAAATGATCTAGTTCATGTAAAAAACATCTAGCATCAATGCCTACAAGTGATATTATACATTCTTTTCCGTTTCTGTCAAGATATTCGACATCTACTGCCATAGGTCGTTTAATATCTAACCATAGGTCAGGAAAACTTAAACATCCTTCTTCGCCTTCTTGTTCAACTTCGCTAGTAAATTTTACAGTAGGATTGAATAATCCAAATTCTCTACCATCATCTGTACGCATTACAAATACTCTGTATAGTAATCCTACTTGATTAGCAGCCAGTCCTCTGCCGTTGCTTGCTTTCATTAATAAAAGCATTTCGTTTTCAATTTGTTCAGCATTGGTTTGAGTGCTGAAGTTCCAATCTTCAGCACGTTTTTTTAAAATAGGATCAGGAAATTTTACTAATTTCATCGTTTAGCTGATTTAATTTAGCCATTAAAACAGGGTCTTTAATAATAGGTGTTTTAATACGGACTACAGTTACAAATCTACCTTTTCGACCATTGTTTACATTTACAAACCCTTGTCCGTTACTTGCAAACTCTGTTCCGTGCTCAACTCCTGCACGGATATCTAAGTTCATAGTTCCGCCAGTTATTGTTTTAATTGTTTTTTTACAACCAATCATTGCTTCGATTGGATTTATATCAACTGTAGAATATAAATCATCTCCTTGCCTACTATATATCGGATCTCCAGTAACTAAAATAGTTACATTTAAATTTCCCCTAGGCGCTCCCGCAATGCTATCGTCTCCTAAACCGTTATAACGAATAGTATCCCCGTGAACGATTCCAGCAGGAACATTAATAGCTACAGTTTGGCTACGACCACTTGGTAATTGATAGTTTGCTTCTAATTGTTTACCTAAATATGAATCTAATAAACTAATAGTACATTGGATGTTTAAATCTCTATTGCGTCTTGTTTGTCCGCGCATATGAGCAAATATATCTCCGAAAGGATGCCCTTGCGGAAATGCTCCTCCAAACGGATCAAACCCGCCGCCAAATGGATTTCCAGTATTAAAATGGAATTGCTGACCTCCAGGGTGTGCACGTTGATGATCGTATTCAGCTTTTTTTTGTGTATCGCTTAAGGTATCATAAGCAACACTAATGTCTTTGAATTTGGCTTGATCTCCACCTTTGTCTGGATGATGTTTATTAGCCAAAGTTCTGTATGCTTTTTTTATTTCGTCTGGGCTAGCGTTTTCGCTAATACCTAGCGTTTGGTAATAATCAGTCATAGTCGTAAAAATGCTCCAATAATATAGTAATTATACTATATCAATTGGAGCTTGTCAAGATTTTGATTTATTTTTTCTTAGCAGGTGCAGTATCAGGTTTGGTGCCTGCTATTTCTGTACCTTCTGCTTTCTTGTGATGTTTAACTTCTTTTTTAGCAGGAGCTGGTTTCTTGTCAGCGGACATTGCTGTTGATGCAAATATTGCTACAATTAAAAATGCTAGTAATCTTTTCATTTTATTTTTCCTTATAGTGCAGGTTGATCTGCTGGTGGAACAACTTTCTTGCCACTAGCTGTTAATGCTGGCGCTGTTACGGGTGTTGTTCCTGACCCGCTATTAAAACCCGATCCAAACCCTCCTGGGCTTGTCGTTGTTGCTGGAGGTGTGCTTCCAAACCCGCCTCCGCCAAACCCACTTGAGGCCGGTGCTGGTGTTGAACCAAAACCACCGCCGGAAGAGCCGAAGCCTCCTGATGCCGGAGCGCCAAATGCTGAAGCCCCGCCTGTTGATGAACCAAATCCGCCACTTGATGCTCCTCCAAATCCGCCACTTGATGCTCCTCCAAATCCGCCACTGCCCTGTCCGCTACCAAATCCGCCAGCTACATTGCCTGACATGTTTTGATTATTAGTTATAGTTTGACTTGTAGCAGTTGGGTTAGCGGCAGTACCTGCTAATTTTTCTTGTGTACGACCAAATGCACTAATACCTAATACTGCGCCCATAGCAATGTGAAATAATCCAGCACCTTGCAAGGTTAATGGATTCCATTGAGTGATAGGTACATGATTAACACCTTGCCAAAGTGCCCATAAAACAGGAAATACTGCCATATCCAATAAACAGATAAGCATATACATCCAGCCCATCATTGGACGCCATAATTGTTGCATCCAGCTACTATCTTTTTTGTCTGACATTGTTCGCCCCTTTTGTCTTTATATACGTATTTATTTTATAGTATTATAAATCTTCTGTTGTGTTGCATACCATTCAAGCCAGTTATCGACTTTATCTTTACAAGTATAATATTGACTATAATTTGCAGATATCACAGTTAACGCATCGCTTAATTTTGTTGTATTTGGGTCTACTTGTGCTAAATCTGGACAAGCTATTTTAAGGTCTGGTGTTGTATCAGGCCATGCCATTTTTTGACTAGGAGCCATGATAGAAGAACATCCACTTAATAGTATTAATGATAGTGCTAATATTTTTTTCATTTATTAGGTCCTAGTGGATTTTTAGCCGCATCGTTAAGAATTTTTGGAACTTCTGGATCCAATTTACATTCAGCATCGATTTGTTTTTCTTTTTCTACGATACGCTCTTTAATTTTTGCATAGTATTCTACACGGACTTTTTGTTTTTCTTTACTCTTTTTTTCTAATTTATTATTTGCATCAGCGCTGGCTTGTTCGGCCGCGGCAATTTGAGCTTTTTGTTCCGCCATTTGTTCTTTTAAAATAGCAGTAACACCTGCACCACCGTACATAAATGTACCGATTAATATTACAATAAATGCTACAGGTTTAATAAATTTTGAATATAATTTAAAAACTGGAAAAGTAGAAAGTAAAGATGCAAAAAAATAAGCTAATGCACCGACACCTGCTACTGATGGCCATAACCATGTGGGTAAATCTTTAAGTAATTGTTCTAATAACCAACTAAACATAATTAACCTTGTAGGATTTGATGAGCTTGAGCTGTATGCTGTTGACGCTCTTGTAAACCTAACGTACCGCCATTAATCTTTTTGGTTAATCCTAATACATCGCCTTTATCTGCTAGATCATTTAAATTATTTGCTTCCCAGAACCAACAAGCACTTTGTACACACCCTTCAAATGTTGTTAAGAATTCTGGAATATCTTCTAACGGAGTATCGATACTTTCAGCAAATTTAGCATAGTTACTTTTGCCAGTTAACTGAATAAGCCCGCGCCCGCAATATTTCCAACCATCGCCCGATTCTTCTGGTCCGTTGCCCATACGTCCACCGTAAGCACGATTGGCAATCTTTTCTGGTTGGTGTGCATAATCGTTAACATTATCAGCATTAAAATAATGTGGCCAAACTTTACACAATGTTTCTGGTCTATAGTTTAAATTTTCAATGATAGCTTTATAGCCAGCTGACTCTACCATTGTTTGCCCCATAAAACAAGCTACACGTTCTAATGTGTTAATATCATAGTCAGGAAGAATTTTACACAATGCCTCATGCCAGTGTTCGCTATAAGGATTGTTTTGTAGTATTGCTGTACATTTTTCTAAGCTAAAATCAAATGTAAATCCGTCTGCCATTATTGTTTCCTTTTAAGTGCAACAGCCCAATTGTTGCGTTCAAATATAAATGTATCACCTATTTTATTAATGTTATAGTTTCCTATAACTTTAGTTAAGAACATAACCTCAGCCATGTCTTTATTTTCTAGTACAATAGGTCCCTTAATACTATTATATAATTCTTGTTTTGCTCCACTATTTATAATATCAAATATTACAGTTCCACTAAATGGACGTTTGAATGAAATACTTTCGTTAACTACACTCAAAGTATCTGCATAACTGTTGCTAAAAAAGTTACTAAAATTTTCTAATACATTTCTTTCTACAGTAATTTTATATGAATCTTTATCTTTAGGAACTATTTCTTCTAATTTTTCTAATGTAGCTGGTACACTTTTAAAACTTTTAAAATAACGAAAACGCATTTGTTCGATTCCTGTTATTTTTTGTACTCCTTCTACAATTTCAAAAATTTGTTCAGCTACATGACGAGTTCTTTCTAGTTCTACATATACTCTATAATTACCGTCGTCAGTTTCACCTGGAGTACAGTCAGCATCTAAAACAAAAGTATATCCCATCTCGATAAAATTTTCTAAATCTTTTGCAGGATCTTCTTGATTTACTGTAAAACTTAGTACAACTACATTTTCGTCTTTACCGATCTTACTTTTAAAACTATCGATATCAAACACTTCTTTTACAAGATTTCTTAAATCATTCGCGCGAAGACTTTCATTTATCATACTTGTGCTCCGCCTGTAGCACTTGGTGCGGCTGGTGCTGTTGGTGCAGGAGCTCCTGGTGCGGCTGCGGCTGGACCTGCGGGGGCTTGTGCAGGAGGAGCTCCTGCATTATCAGAGCTATCTGATTTTTTATCTTCGTTCTTCATTTTATCCATATAACCTTTGTAGATATCAAATGCTATCTTTTTAGGCATAGTAATTTCTACAATCCAAATAGGATGACGATCCAATTTACCTTTTTTTGTGCCTGGACGCAGATCAGATTCTGTTTTAATTTTACGTGGTTCTAATAAATGACTCTTTTGATATGTAACTTTACATCCTAGTTCTGTTAAACGTTTGGCGGCAACTGGGTTGGGCATTTTACTATGCTCCCACATGAATCCAGCTGTGATCCAATGCCGATCTACTTTAGGCCCGTAAGCTAGTTCTCCGTCGTCCCAGTTTTCGTAAGCATACATATCCATTTCGTCTAGGACACGCTCAAAGTCCTTTAACACAGCTAAACTGCTGTTGTTTTCGTAAAGATCTTGTATATTTCTTATTACATCTAATATATCGTGGTGCATGTTGTTGTCCTAGATTCCTCTATACTTATTTAGCTGGTTTGAAATCATAACATATCACTTTACTTTTTTGTGTATTTGTTAAATAAAAATGTAGGACCTCTGTAGTTATCAAAGGCGGTCACTACAAGTCTTACTTTTTTATAAGAGTAGGAGCAACTTTAATGAGTAAACAACGAGTGAAAAAGCGTTTTACATCAGAAGTTAATATCATTGATTTTCAGCCATATCTTCCGGCGAAAAAGCA